CGATCAGGCCGTAGCGATTGCCGTTGCCGAACTTGACTGACACGTTTTCGAACAGCGGCTTGGCGCCGAACTGCATGGTGATGTTAGCTGTAGAAATCAAGAAGCTCTATCTCGCGGGTTTCAGAGGTTTATGTTTCGCTTCGGGCCAATTTCGGGGCAATTTTCAATTTTCCCATTTCGTTCCAATCACCTTCTCCTTCGATCCAACGAGCGTATCGAGAGAGGAGAATTTGTAACGAGTGGCCAAGCTGTTTGGCGATGAAGGCAGGGGTCATCCCAGCCATCAAACACATGGTTGCGTACGTGTGGCGCGCATTGTACGGAGGACGGTATCGAATACCCAGTGCCTTCAGGGTAGGTCGCCACTGATGGTGCAGGTCACTCGTCTGTTGGATGTACTGGGACTTCTTGCTGGGTGGGAAGCAGTACGGAAACTCGGTGAGCTTGCCCGTCCCTTTCAGTCGCCGTTCGGCATAAGCCTTGGCGAACTCCAGTGCATGAATGGCCCGGTCATTGAGCAACACGTACCGATCCTTCTTGGTCTTGGTTCGGTCTTCCACTTCTTTCTGGGCAACCGTACGGCGAACCAGCACACGACGCTTATCCAGCTCAACTGAATCCCACTTGAGTGCAGCCACTTCACCTAGACGCATGCCGGTGAAGAAGGTGAACTCAAAGAAGGCTGCATAGATCTCGCTGGGCCAATGCTCAGTGGCATACAGCTTGTCTATGATCAGCTCAGCCTCCCCCTGAGTGAAGGGATCAATGGTCTTCTCCTTGGGTCTGGGAATGTCCAGATCCACCAGAGGGTTCTCAGTGATCAGTTTGTCACTCACCGCTGACTCCAGGATGGTGCTCAGCTTGTTCATCGCATTGGCTTTGACGCCATCGGTGGTCCAGGGGATGCGAACCACCAGTTCACGCATGAATGCCGTGGTCATAGCGTGCAGGGGTGTGGTGGCCAGGTATTTCATCCACCAGTGGTTGAGGACCGACCGGTAGTTGACCCGTGTGCCAGCAGCCAGGTTACGGCTGTCGAGCCATACCTGAGCGTACTGGCCAAAGGTGTAGCTGACGGCAGCCATGGTGTTGGTGGAGTTGGGGAACAGATCGGCATACGCCTCAGGGGTGAGGGTGCCGTGCTTGGCCATCTGGACTACTTTATCGCGTAGACGGGATGCAGCTGTGATCCCCGCTTGCGTCGTGGGGTAGTCGAGTGTTTCGGAGCAGCGTTTTCCATTCCAACTGAATCGGATACGGAGCGCACCGTAGTGGAGTTCAACTCCTGTGGGCAGTGCCATTGGCTTTCTTGCCATGATTCAAACCTCGATCGGCTGTAGTAAATGCGGCCATTCATGCGGTTCCAAACCCCTTCAGGGATCTGATTCCTTGCTCTTCTGGCTTCCAGGGAGCGGTCGGTGGTGCCCAGAATGTCAGCCATCTGCTGCTCGGTTACCTTGTCGGGATACCATTCTGGAAGTTCCTTGATCTGCTTTTCTACGGACATGAAGAATCCTTCCCCTGGATCTAGCCAGGGGAATGCAAGGATGTTGTGGGGGAGTGAGGTGTTACTGAGGGGTGATGCCTGCGAATATCGCCCAAGCCATGAAGTAAATGGCTTTGGTGTCTTTGCCTTTGTTCCAGCTAGACCAAGCGACCAAGGCAAAAACAGGTGAAGCTAGTAAGGCCAGCAGACGCGCAAGGTGCCCGCCTATTTCAAACCAGTCGGATAAGCTCACAGCACCAACTCCTCTGGCACCTGCACTGTGTCGCCCAGCTTGACTACACAAAGGCAGCGCATGGCAGCGATGAGAGGTGTGGGACCGAAAGCGATCCAGTCGCCTTCGTAGCTGTGGATATGAGCTTCACACTTCGTTTCGGGGCTGGACTCCAGCCAGATTTTCAGTTGAAAACCTGCGAGGCGTTCGATCAGCGGCCCGCCCTGGCTCCAGTCGGTTGATGGCTCGAACACTGTCCAACTGGCAGGAGACACGTTGATCAGGCACTGCTTGCCACCACGACCTGGGTACGGCGGTAAATTCAAGCCTTCTGCCTTCGCCACCGCCCAATCCAACGCCGGTCCGATCAGCTCACTGGTTTTCACTTCGACGAGGGACATGAGTTACTCCCTTGTGTGATAGGACCGAAGGCGAGCAGACCACCAGTGGCATGCTGCAGGGCTTGGCCCTTGGAACGGACCACGTAGCAGACGTGGTAGTTGTCATCTGGATCAACGACCAGATAGGCATTGGCACCTTCTGGCTCCATGTTCAGGCTGTCGTCCTGCTCCGGCTGCGGGGTGGCCTTATCCACAACCTCTTTCGCCTTCGCATATAGACTCGCAAACCCGCCGCGCCTTGCCTCGTCGCGTCCTTGCCAGTAGCGGCACTCGTCCGTAATCAGATCGAGGATCTGCTGAGCTAGCGCCTGCTGCTGCTCGGTCTGCGCGGGGCGGGCAGCGTTGAAGTTAATCCGCGCTTCTTGGAAGACTGCGGCATGAGCAATTACCCATTCGTACATATCGTCTTCGGGGTCTTTGTTGAGGTCGCGCTTAGCCTGCATGGTCAGGAACTCGCGGCACTTCATGTCAAGCCACTGGCCATAAGTATCGAGGTCGTGGACGCCTGCGTGTCGGATGAAGCTGTCGAGCGGCGCGCCTCTTAGCATTTCGTCGACAGTCATCATCCCGGCTGCGCGCATTCGATCTGCTAGCGGCTCATCCTGCGCCGGGGCTGGCTCGGCCTGCTGGGCAGCTGAAACCATTGCTCGATACACTTTTCCCCAAGTTTCTGGGGTGCCTCTTAGGTACAGATCTTCTACTTCATCCCCAGCAGCAATCATTTCTGGTGTTGGGGTAATCGGAACCAGGACGTAGCCTTCTGGTATCTGTTGTGCCATGTCACACCTCAATTGGCTTACGGACTTGCTGCCATCCCTTGCAGTTGGAGCACTGAAGCAGCTTGGTGGATTGATAAAAGACTGCCCCGGTGCCTTGTAGCTTGTGGTCACAACGGCAGAGCTTGGGATGTTGTTCTTGAGAGAAGACCTTCACCTGTTCGATGAATCGGGTGAACGCCTCGCCTTGGTAGGCTTCTTCGACTTGTAGGAACAGCTCAGCCAGAGAACCGTTGTTCTCGATGGTCTTGGTCTGGTAGGTGTCCCAGGAGCATTGCTCGCTGACGTGAGTATTGATCTTCTCGGTCGTGTCACGTTGGATCTGCCACAGCTCGCCACCGTGCTTGAGGATCATGTCCGCTTCGTTGTGGAAACGAACGTCACTGATGACCATCGACCAGTTGAAGTCGATTGCCTTCAGAACTTTACGCTCGGTGATTAGGGTCCACATATCTGGGTGAACCGTATTGCGGCCCCATTCAGTCCCAAGGGTCTGCATGAGTTGACGGGGTGACTTGCCCAGCCAGTCGATCGGCTGTTCACGGTCACCGTCACGGAAATTGATGTTGCCGAATGCTGCTTCCAGCATTTCCTTCATGGGGTCTGCAAAAGCGACATGGGTGAATTCGTGTTGCATGGCCAGGTAACCGGCCACTGTGTCTTTGCCACTACGGGCACGGCCAATCAAGCCAATGAGTTTCATGGGTTGCTCCTGAGGGAAAAAGTCCGCGTCCTTGCGGAGGGGATCAGGCTGCAGAGAGAATCTGCTTCTCTTCAGCGTCAGTGACGCCCAGAGCCGACCAGCTCTTCTTGGCTGCCTTCTTGATCGAGACGATGTTGGAGGCGTTGGTCTTGATGCCATCATCGATCAGCTTGCGAATGCGCTCACGGGGAGTACCTACCCAATCTGCCATCACTTGCTCGGCAGCCTTCTTGGGCTTGGTGATGGTGCTGGCTTTCACAGGCTCCACTTCGGCCACAGCAGCCGTACCGTGGGCAATGGCAGTGATGCTGGTCACCTGGCTTTCGGAGATACCCAGCTTGTCCCAGCTGACCTTGGCGGCCTTCTTGAACGCCAGGAGTTCCTTGGCCTTCTGGATCTGCACCTTGCCAGTCTTGCCTTCGAGCACACCCTTGAGCAGGGTTTCGGCTTGCTGCTGACGACCTGACTTACGTTCGGTCACCACCTGCTTAGCCACCTTGCCTGCATCCACGCTGGAGCCTTCCTTGGCTACGGCTGGCAGTTCGTCCAGAGAGACGGCCTGCTTGGTTTCTTCCATGACCACTTCGGTGGCTTCGGCAACCGGGGTGATGATCAGCCCGCTACCGTAGTGCCCGGTGATTTCCACAGTCTCCAGCACACCGACGTGGTTGCCTGCAGCAGCGTTGCCCAGCAGCACGGTGTCCTTCATCGGACGGTTGCTGCACACCAAATCGGCATCCTCGCGTGAGAGCTGAGCAATAATGTGGTAGCCCTTGGCACGCAGCTTCCGTGGATCACGATGAGGCACAGCGATCACGTCTTCCGGTGCCAGCTTGGCCAGCACACACACGTCGCCGCTGAAGCTGCCCAGGTAGTCCCGGCGAGCCACATGCAGACCGTTGGAACACTCGGTGCTGCGATCTGGATCGACCAGGGTCTCGCTCATGAATACCTTGCTGCCGACCTTCTGCTTGACGTTCTTCGAGTAGCAATCGACGAACACGCCGTCTTCACTGGTCGACCTCAGGCGCTTGTACACCAGCACGGTGCCGTCATTGGCGATCGGCAGTTCGCCTTTCTCCATGAAGGTCAGCAGGTCCTGAACCGAGTGACGACGCTGGACCTTGGAGACGCGCTCGAAGAAGTTCTTCACGCCTTCGGCACTGCCCAGCTTGCCTGCTACAGCCTGGATCTGAACGTCGATCTTCTCGATGCCAGGGATGATGCCCCCGGAGGAGGTCACGGCTACCAGGGTTTCATCCTCGCCCATAGGAGCATGGAATGCAGGCGAGCTGACCGGAGTGGCATGAGCCATGATCTCCGATACAGCGTCCTGGCTTGCCGTACGGGTGGTTGAAGCCTGAGCCAGGTCACCAGCTACCACTGGAGCAACAGGTGCAACAGGTGCCGCATCCAGATCAGCGAACTTGTTGAGCATGTCCTCGATGGTGTTCTTGAACATGCGGAAGAACTGCACGAAGCCACCCATACCGGCCTGGGCTTCGTTGTAGTGGCTGCTGATGGCGAGATCTTCGGTGGTCAGGTCGCAGAACTTGTCCGCTTCCAGTGCCGGGATCACTTTGTCCACCAGGGGACGAATACGGCTGTCACCCTGGGGAACCAGGATGGTGGTGCCATCCTGTTTGTAGAGGGTGAGTCGCTGGGTATCCACTACGGCAGCGATGATGCGAATGACTTCGGACATAGGTGTTCCTTTTACTTCAGTAAGTGTCGGAGGATGGTGTATGGAACTTCACACTCAGCACTGCCTGGTGATATTTCAGCCAGGCTGTTTTTGAGATGGTTTAAGTCGATGAAGTCGGCCCAAGGCGACGCATGCAACTTATCCAGGCACGTCTTTACCTTTGGATGAGGCTTGACGTGTTTCATCGCTTCCTTGCACTTCTCGAAACGGCTCATGGAGCTGTCAATCTCACGACAGACTTTCATCAGCACAGCACTTTCCTGACTGATGTGGAACCGCAAACCCAGTGACTTCATCAGGTCTTCGTGGAAGCACATGTTGAAGAGGATTTTGTGGTTGTCGTCATAACGATCATTGACGTGCTTAGCAAACGCCGCAAAACGCTTGATATCCGGAGTGGCTGCCAACTTTTCGTCGGCGTACTTGACGAGGAAGTCAGTCACGTTCTCGATTCCTTGTTCTTTAAGTTTGGTGGCTTGGACGGCAGTAACTACTGCGATCTTGTCGCCCCAGTGTGTGTTGATAAGGCGTGATGTCGATGCGTTGAACCGATCGAACCGAGCATCACGATCGCCCTTTGAATTGAGAATCACCCATGCAAGCGGGGTATCAATCAATGTGTCTTCGGCGAAATGCTCGCGGGCAGTTGAGAGCAAGAAACTTTCGTTGAAGCTGTTGTAACTATGTGCCAACGACAAGTAGCCCTTTTTCTTCTTGCACTTGACTGCCTGTTTTACCGATTGTGTTGGATCGCGTTCCTTCTTGATGCGCTCAGGAAGATGCACTTCAACCGGATAACCCAATCGCTCAAGCAACTGAGTGGCTACATCCTTCAAGGCGTCCGACTTCTTATTGGCCCCGACGTACATCACCAGGTAGGTATTGTTACGGGTTACTGCATGGCTACGGAAGTACTCATTTGCCTCTTTTTGGTTACGGGCAATCAACGCACGTTTACTCAACATACGCACCAGGTCCTGATGGCCCCGGTACAGGTCGACGTAGGTTTTTTCGAAGTACCCGAAATGAAAACTGCCGTTGTTCATGTAGATCTGATACTTGATCCCTTCCAGTTCAGGCCCCTTTTTAAGGGCTTCTTGAAAAGGGAGTTGCAGGTGCCGGAACAGGAGGCTGGATGCGTCATGCCTGATCCTGTAGTAAGACCCTCCGAGTATTTGCTTTCTGAGAAGGGCTTTAACCAAGGGCTTGTATACCAACCCTCGACGCATCAGTTCCTGGACTTCTCGTTTCAGCATGAGTTGGCGTGAAACACGAGTACCCATGTGGATCGCGTTGGAGTAGATAGCCGCCTGTTTGATATGGGTAGCGAACCGCCCATACTCTGTTTCACGAGAGGTTGGCGTGCAATCAATACGCTCCTGATCGAACACCCAATGCCACAAATTAGTATCGCTTGCCTGTTTGATCTGCTTGTTCAGCTCTGCGTGGCACAGCTGTTTAACCACCTTCTGACTTACTTCTGTGGCTTTGTAGTCGTAGGTATCCAGCAGCCCTTTAACAGTGGCTACCGTGACATCGGTCAGAATGATTGCTTCCCGGTTGGGGGCAATCGAGATGCTGTCCGGTGGAGCCATGAAGGTGATGGTGGCGTTGTTCCACAGGCTGTGGAGGTCGCTGCGCACACGCATGTACTGTTCGGCGTACTCGGCCCGTAAGGGCACTGGATACACCACGTTGCCGTAGCGCACGTTGAGTTCCTGACCTGTTGTGCCTCGGAAATCAGTGATGATGTAGCCGGTCGGACTGGTCGACAGGGGCAGGGTGACCAGAGGCTCCTCGCCATTGATGCTGGCTTGGATCTCGCCCAGGATCAGTACCTCGCGGATCAGCCTCATGAACTCCTGGCGATCCGACTGGTTGATGCCGAACGACACGGCGATGCCGGTCTCGTCGGTAGGCAGTGCCACGATCTTGTTGATCGAGGGCTTGCCCCCTTTCTCCATCGAGGACTTGGAGACGCGGTAGATGGTCATCTGACCTAGGTGATGTGACACCACCTCGAAGTTGTCGGTGTAGGCGAACGGTGCCTTGCTGCCCAGACCGAAACCACCCGTGGATTTGGAGTCGCCACGCTTGGTCGAATTGCCGTAGACACCGTAGATCGGACCGATCTCGGCATGGGCAATACCGAAGCCGAAGTCACGCACGGTCAGCTGGGACTCGGTGACGGTGATCTGCAGCGGTGTATCGGTCTTGCCTGCAGCGATGTGGGCATCCCAGCCGTTGCAGATGATCTCGCGCACGACGGCCAGCTTGGGGTGGGTGTACAGGGTGGAGGACAGGATGTGCATCAGGGCTGCGTCATCGCTTACGCCCATTTCCACGGTTTCCTGGTTGCCGATGACGGCGTGCGTGATGAAGTCGTCTTGCTGGGATACCTGCATGATTTTTCCTTGGTACTGAAATGAAGAAGCCCGCACAGGGCGGGCTTTAGGATTCGTTTGGGTCAGGCTGCGATGCGTTGGAACAGCACGGCATTGCCTCGGTGGGTGTTCTCCTGGACGGTTACAGGGTCCAGATGGGCTGGGTTGCAGCAGCAACGGGTACGGCAGAGGTGATCCAGCACCAGGCCTTCTTCGATCAGGCCGATGAAGTGCTCATAGGTCACCCGATGGGCCATCAGGCGCTTGCCTTTAACCCAGATGCGGCCATACCCGTTACGGTTCAGCTCGCCGGTCCATTCCCAGCACCCTGTATCTTCGTTGACCTGGATACGTGCCTTGAGGCGTTCCAGGACGGTGGGTTCAAGCAGCACAACAGTCTCCTAGACACAAGCCTCCTGGATGGCCACCTGAGCCAAACGTACTGCACGCGCTGTGAGTACCTGGCTCAGGGCATGGGTGTATTCATCCAGGTCGAGAACGCCCTGTTCATGGAGCATGAACAGATCGTCCTGGGTTGATTTACAACGAAGGCGAACTTCGAAGGCATTTTTGGAACGACCAAGCAACAGTAACTTGGCTCTGAGCCAGTTCTGTGCGAATTCGTAAGTGAAGGTCATATGAACTCCATGCAATAAAAAACGCCCCGAAGGGCGTCTGTTAATTCCTTTGGTTACAGCCCTGGCGTATCACCTGGTTTGGGTAACGTGATGCGGTATCTCTTGGACAGTGCAGCCTCTATGCCCTGGAACGCCCTGCCTCCAATGTGTGCAGCCAACGCCACCATAATAGGCAGGGTTGCCCATTCTGGAAGTTGGTGTGCAAGTTTGGGATAGGCGTCTGCCATGAGGTAGCCAGCCAGAACGGCCGCAGAGAATTCACTGAGTATCCAGAGTTTAGAGGAGGGGTAGCCTCTGGCAATGCGTTGAGCAATGGAAATGAAACCACTGATGAGACTGATCACAAGTGCCCATACAAGCGCATACAGATCGGGTTGGTTGCGCCAAGGCATAGGTCACCTGCTGCAGTAGGAAATGTTGATTGGATTCTAATAGGGCAGTGTTAACTTCCCAAATCGCATCACTTGAATAGACGACGTTTGTAACGTCTCAAGTTGCGTCGAATCATCCGATCCATTGTTACAGCATTGGCGATGGCGACTTCACGGTTGTGTGTAACAGTGCCGCCTGGAAGTACCCAGGCAATTCCCGTCTTGGTCATTACAGCAGGAACTTCACCGGAGCCTACGATGATGTTGTCGGTTTCATATTCAAGAACTTGGTGCATGGATACTCTCCGGAATTAACTGGAGGGCATATTACAACAACTTAGTTAGAGGAAGGGGGTAATACCAGAAGGCAAGTTACATTCTGGTTGAACTGTTCGAGCCAGTTCTAACCCTTCTTGCCAATCATCAGGTTCCCCGTCAGAAGTTATCACCCAAGTGTACGGTGAATGAAAGTTGGCTAAGATCAGTAATGCAGTTACCACACGGTCGTAAGGTTTACGGGCTGTTTTGCAGAATTGGAAACCAAACCCCTGTCGTTGTAGAACCATGGTTTCATGGCCGTTATCGCCAATCCCGTTGAAGATAATATATCCGTCATCTACAAGCGGCTGATCACCACGATCATCCTCTCGTTGAATGGGTAGCTGTTTGCTCAATAGAGCAGTAGCCATCATCTTGCGGAAGTCGTCACAGATTGCCTGCCAAGCTGCTGGCTCAGCGGGTTTAATCTGATCCATGTAGTGGGTATACCCCATAAGCTCAACTCCTTTTAGTTATGCAGCAATGGTCTGGGTTTCTTCACGAACCCAGATACCGACATAATCAATACCTTTGGATTTATCGAGCCAGGCTTCCAACTCTTGCTCAGTCCAGCGAGTGTCCACCCACACTTGGGAGTAACCGAGGTCTTCCCGGTAAGCCCCTGCGTGGTAAATGGAGTAGGTGGGTTTGACGCCACCCAGCCTGTGCATCAGCAAACTGGCACTGTGAGATTCAACGTCGATACCGAAGCGGTTGATGACGGTTTTCTTTGGAACTTGGTACGCCATCAGGCCACCTCCTGATCCATGGATGGGTGATCCAGTTCATCCAGGTGCTGCTTGAACGCCTGGAACAACTGGTCTTCGACTTTAAGGTTTACATGGGCCTCCAACCACCGTGCTGGATACCCACGACGATCCAGCAACCGGAACTCGAACTCCTCGGGTTGAGGGGGTTCGGTGAAGCTCCCCGGCAGCAGGGGTTCGTAGTGGGTAACCTCGCACTGGCAGGGAATGCCGTTGATGCGAGTGGGGAAGATCATCGGCACACTCTCAAAAGTCTGGTGTGTGGATTACAGGCTGACCATCCTTTTCGGCCAGCATTACGCTAACCATGTGTTGCTTGGACTTAGGCACCTTGAGCTTTTCAATCACTTGTTGCTTGGCTGCCCAAAGGTCTTTGGCGTACACCTCAAGACGTTGGCTGTTGTAAAAAGCAACGTATCCGTTCATGGGGTCCTCCAGAAATGAAAGACCCCTCTTCGGAGGGGTCTGGGTTACATAAGAAAATCTATGTGAAAGGATCTAGCCCCTTCGCTTACGCATGGGGCCTAGATACCGCAGGGGGATGAAGCCGTGCTCGGTCTCCAAGACAAGCCAGTAGCTAACCCCACACCACTCGATGACTTTGAACTGATCCATCATGGTGAAACCTCCTTGGCTATTTCATGCAGCCTTCTTGTGGGAATCCAACTCCCCCAGCGCCTTATCACATACCTCTCGGATCTGCTCAGGTGTGGCGTTGTTGGGTAGGGTGATGGGGTGTGCCCAGTCCGGATAGAACAGGTCCAACGCAGCACCCAGTTTCACGGTGTCGTGCTGGATCTCCGGCAGCTCCTGCCACTGCATCGACTTGATCAGTTCCCGGTTGGCCCAGGTGACCGCATCGATCCGATCGCGAATCAGGAGGTACACGGCGTCGTGGATTAGGGCCACCGGCACAATGTCGTAGCGGAACGGGGAGTCCCAGACCTTACGCATGAACTCGTTAGCTGCTCGGTTGTTCAGCAAGCCGTAGGACTGACCCAGGGCATTGCCTGCGGTACGGCCTTCTGCTGCTGCCTCGTAGGGCATCTTCGAGCCTTTCCAGATCACCTGCTTGAGCAACGGGGTGCGTACCCGCAGTCCGAATGCCACCTCGACGTAACCGTCTTTGGCGGCCTGCTCAAGCCGTTTGGCCACATACTCATCTGAGACTTTGTAAAGGTCGTGATACCCCTTTTCGATGGCTTTAGCTTGGGATTCAGAAAACCCCAAGTTGTTTACAAGGGTGTGCCAGGTCCCCTGATAGGTGAGCGCAAAGGTTCCTCCCTTTGATTCCTGACGTAGTTCAGGGTGTGTTTTTTTCAGTGAATTTACTGACTCTGGGTCATCCAACAGGATGTGTGGGATTTGGTCTCTGAAGTAGTAGGCTGCACGCAAACAGTGCCCATCAAACCCGCGCTCATAAACGGCCAGTTTGTTGGGGTCCTTTGTGGTAAGTGCTGAGATGTAATCTTCCAAAGAAGAAAAATCCGCCCCACAAAAGATCCAGCCCTTGGGTGCCGCGAAGCAGCTCTTGATCAGCTTGCCGAACGTCGACCCCGAAGGGATCTGTTGCATGTTCGGTTTGCTGGAGCTGAGTCGTCCGGAGACGGTGCCACCCAGGTTGAAGCCACCGTGTAGCCAGACCTTGCCGTCACCTTTCTCCAGTGCTTTTTCAAACGCCGGGATGAATGCCGACAGGATCTTGGTGACCCCGGTGTACTCGACCATGGCTTGCAGGAAGGCTTTGTCCTCTGGTTTGCTGGCATGGTTGACCAGTTTCTCCAGGGTGTCGCCACCGGTAGCCGGTTGCTTGGTGTCCGTCAGGTCGATGACCGGAAGGCCCATTTCCTGATACAGCAGACGTTGCAGCTGCGGTCCTGAGTTGGGGTTGAACACCGACTTAGGGAAGAAGGTGCGGTCCTTGGGGAAGATCTTGTCGGGGTTTTTCGCCTTGCCACGGCGATCATCGAAGTCCTTCTCCCAGGCCTCGTGAGTCATCTTCGCTTCCAGTGGAGCGATCAGCGGGTGACCTGTGATGACCTTGAGGTAACCGGCTTCCAGTCGCTCCAGTTCGGCTTTCGCCTCCTGAACACGCGACTTCTCCATCGGCATGCCGGTCAATTCCATCTGGATGATGACCTTCAGGCTTGGCAGCATCAGCGAGTGATACAGCTCCTCCTGCTGGTCAGCCACCATGATGGGGTAGTACTTGGCCTTGACGTAGTTGGTTGACAGGCAGTCCACCAGGTTGTATTGCAGCAGCTTGGCTGGCTCGATGGCCAGGACGTTGTTGATCTCATCCACCGCCCAGTTGCCTGCGAACTCATGAGCCAGTGCTTTCAGACCCAGCACGTTACCGGCTGTGCTATTGGTGGCTAGGTAGGCAATGACCTTGGTGTCGTCGAACGACCGGGTAAGGATATCCAGCCCCAGCAGCAAACCTTTCTGATCCAGAAAGTCTTTCATCCACAATTCGTAGATGATTGATCGCAGGTCATAAGAGGCGTTGTGCCAGGTCAGTTTCCCCTTGTAGCTGGTGAGAAACTTGAGCAGCAGCTGCTTGACGGGTTTGTTGTCAGCACGAATCCCATGCAGGCCCTTATTGTGCTCGGGGATCTGCAGCAGGTTGAGGACCTTCTCGGCCTCCTGCATCGGCATGTAGTCGACCAGGAATGCAACACCGTTGTGCTGGTCCCAGGCGAAGCCAATCGAGGCGATACCAGCCTGGTTGAAAGCCAGACCGAAGGCCTCGATATCTGCCGATAGCTCAGGGTACTGATGGAGCGAATCGAGTGCGGCTGCAATGTCATCATAGGTGGATGGGTACTGGGCTGAGTGAATGATGTTGTGGCCCAGCGGTTGGTAGTTACCTTGCACGGCATCAGCCAGGGTCTGCAACGACATGTCCAGTTTCTGATACAGCTCAGGGTTGTAGACCATCTGCTGGTAGTTCAGGCCCAACACCACCTGCATGTGCTCGAATCCCTGGATCTTGCAGGGCAGCACATAGCCGTAGTGAGGTTCGGCCTTGGTCATCTTGGTCAGCGTCTTGAAATACGCTGCATCGGTACAGAACAGGTACTTCACCCCCAGGCTGTTCAACGCAACCAGCAGCTTGTCCAGATAGTCCTTGATAAAGGCTACCGGGACTTTGCCAGCGTCGTTGTATTCCAAGGTGAAGCCGATCATGCGGTGGGTGGGCACACCGAGCTTGTTCAGCGGCTCGATGTAGTGGTTACGCAAAGCCATCTCGTTGAAAGCTGCCGCCTTGGTCAGCACGGCAATCTCATAAGACTCGGCCTGCTCGAAGATAAGGTGCCGCATAGCGTCTCCTACAGCAGCAGGTTCAGCACCTGTCGCTGTTTCATCAGGTCAATCGAAAGCTGGTTCTTTTCCCTGATTGCCTGAATGTCTTCTTCGGTCAGTTTGACCGTTCGACATGGGCAGCTTGCCTGCATGGCTCGGATGGGTCCGTGGATCGACTCCGGCAACAGGCGCAGGTAATCCTCGAAGGTATTCGAGGCGTTCAGCACCTGGTTGACGAAGCCCATGACGAACGGGACTTCGGTGTCGTTCAGCCGTTTAACTTCAGCCAGGTAGGCTTCCATCTGGGGCTGCAGGCTTGGAACCAGCCGGTTCATCTTGCGGGGCATCGTTGCCTTGGCGTCGATCGCATAGATCTGGCCACGGTAGGTAAACGATTCGTGGGGGCTGTGCAGCATCCGGGAATTATCCCGTACGATCTGACGCAGCTTGATGTTGTAGGACCGTCGCACAGGCTCGTAGAGGTGGTTGTAAATCGCATCCTTGAGCAGCTGCTTGGTCCGAGGATCATGCAGGATTTCATCCATGGGCTATACCAAATCTCCGGTCATGATGACGTGTTCGCTGGCACGGCTTACACCCACGTACATCAGGCGTGCAATCTGGCTACCCAGGGTGCATTTTCTAATGTCGTCGAGGTCGATGAAGACTTTGCGGAAGGTGCTGCCTTGGGCTTTATTGATGGTGCATGCGAAGGCTGCACGCAGATCGATCCAGTTGGTATCCATCTCGTACAGCGCCATGGCGTTGCCTTCGTTCTGGGCCTGACGTACCAGAGCCTTCTTGTCAGTGAGTGAGTCGGGCATGAACTTGGTGACGTTGCCGTCCACCTGGAAGTACTTGCCTGGTAAGCCCAGCTCGAACGAGGGTTCACTGATACTGGTGATTTGCACCAACTGATCGGTTTTGATGCTGTAACCCTTGGTCCCAACGAAGTGGTTACACACGGCGTAGTCACCGATCTGGAAGTCCGGATCTCCTTGAATGAAGTCCCGAATGCCCCGGTTGTAAGCCACCACGCACTTGTTAGTCCAACCCAGAACCTTGGAGTCGTGGTAGTGCCAGTCAGGGCGTCCGAACTCAGCCAGGATCGCCTGATCGAACGCTGCCCGATCCATGTGCTGGATGAAGTGACCGTCCGGCTGGAAGCTGAAGAACTCCCCTGAGGTGACCGTCTCGCGGAACTTGGTAGACAACTCGATGATCGGGTTGCCTTCGGCCTGGCGAACCACCTTGGACAGATGCACCCCTTCGTATCCCGCTTCGAACACAGGTGTGATATCGCTCTTCACAGGTGTCAGCTGAGCAGGGTCACCAATGAAGATGATCTTGCAGCGTTCGGTACGCTTGAAAATGGTGCGTAACAGATCCCGATCAATGAAGCTGGCTTCATCGATAAACAGCACGGTGTTCTGAACGATATCAGCACCCTGGCGAACCACCAGTCGAGTGGTATTGGTGCTGTAGTCCGTCTGTACACGCAGTCCTAAGGCTGACTGGATCGTGGTGACTTCCCGTGCCGTGATGTGGCGAAGCGCCTCACAGGCCTTGTTGGTAGTGGCCGTGAGTTTCACGTCGAAGACGGGGTAGTTGGGGTTGATCAGACGGGCCATCTTGAAGATGTTGTCAATCTGCTCCAGCAGGGTGCGAACCAGGGTGCTCTTACCCGTGCCACTATGCCCTGCCAGGACGAACACAGACTTATGTGGGTCCAACAGAAAACTGGAGAAGGCCTCGTAGCCTGCTTGTTGATCGGGTGACAGGGTAAGTGCGTTCATGCTTCTTCCTTGGGTGATTGAATAGGTTCCAGTGATTTAACACTGTCGAAGGAAACACCCATTAATTGGGCAACCTTGTATCGGTGGTATTCGTGTTCCGACACTATCCGGAACTCTATTGAGTCCATTGAAAACCCTTTAACTGTCGGGGGGCCTGAATACGCAGGTTCAAGTATCTCTGCTTTTTCCAGGCTGGCAATTAAAGCCATCCCTTCGTTGTAAGGTAGCAGTAGCATGAAGTTGTAATGGAGGTTGATAACCATGTAGTTGCTGTTGCGCGCACCTACCTCCTTAACTTGTTTGAGTGCTTCAGCAACTTCCATGGTTCACCTCAGATGTTGTAATGGATAACTTTCCCGTAGGGGGCAGTAAACTTTTTGTTGTTGTGGATAACCCACAATACCGGACACTTCGGTGCAGGCGTTACATGCCGGAACTCACCGTCGCTGAATAACAAGAGTGCAACTGGCTTGTTGTCTCTGGCCCACTGGATTACTTCTGAAACATTCGTACCACCACGTCCGTGGAACGTGACCTGATTTAAGTCAGATACACTTTTGAGTACATCCTTTTTATGGATGCGGGTATCAAACTGCAACAGGGTTATTTGTGAGGGTTTCAACTTCTTCATGATTCCATTTACTTCACTGATGAAGCGATGGAAGTCTGCGTCACTGACGGAACCAGACGTATCAACGGCAACGGCTATTTCACCGAGGGTGATGCCGTAAAGTGTTGGGAGAATGTGCTCAGGCATGAAACGGCGATTAGGCCGCTTCCAGGTGTAGTCCGTCTTGGCGAATTGATTGAAGAACTTCCGTAGTAACTTGTCCCAGGGAAGTATGGGGTTGAGGTACTCATCCAGGAAGATTTGGATATCACCTGGAATGGTGCCTGGCTTGTCCCCGCTCATGGCTGACTGTGTAGCAGCACGCATGACGATATCGGTGATGTTTTGCTCGGCTTGCTGTTGCTCCTCGGGAGACTGAGAGCTGGGCGACAAGTCCTGCATGCGGGGTGCTTGGGGATCATCCGGCAACAGGTCGTATACCTGCAGGGTACTCATCCCCTGGTACTGACGGTCCTTGAGTACCCAATCAGGCATCTTGAAGCCACGATCCAGCAGCATCAGGTTGATGACGTGATCGCCAGCGATGTTCCACTTCACGGGATCACGATCCCCTCGACGCACGGTGTGCATCAGGGCAGGGTGCATGCACTCATGCACCAGGACGAATATCCGCTCTTGTTCGGAGAGCGAAAGGAAGAACTGCGGGTTGATCCGGATCTCGGTATCGGACACACACGCAGTTGGAATGGTCTCGTCAAACAGATGACGAAACGAAAGACAGAGGGTGGTAAAGAAAGCACTATCAGGCTTACTCATAAGACCGATCTTGGCTTTATCGAGAGCCTTGTTGGCATCTTGCAATGACATGAGGAACTTCCTTTGGTAGAGAGTTACAACTAACCAGACAATAGAAGTTCAACTTGCAGATATAACTATCCTGCAAGTTGGACTTTTAAGATGTGCTTTAGTTACTTCGGACGATTCTGACGAATCTTGGAACACTTGGTATGACTGACGGGAGAACTCCCGCCACGATGCTTACCACAGATATCGCAGGTGCTGTTCAGGGTCACTTCAAAAGACTTCTTGCGAAGCACTCTTGGTTTCCGTGTACCTGAACTATTCACTGACAACTTCCGGTTTCTTCGGATTTTTAATATCGTCACGTTGGATATCTACGTCTTTAGGAGCGTCGATACCCAGGCGGAAGTTGCCGTTCTGGTAACCCAGAACACGAACAACGATATTGTCGCCAATGTTAATTGCTTGACCTGCCTTGCGGGTTAATACGAGCATTTCTACTACCTATCTACTACTT